TTGACATTTCTGTCATAGCAGTAACTGAAGCATTTTTCATATCATCCATAGATTTAGTTATAAGTGTAGTTGATGTTTTAAGATTCTTCTCAACCTCAGGAGCTATTTTCCCTGATTCATCAATCATACTACTTGCAACACTACTCATACCACTTGAAGCATCAATAGCCATACCAGCAGTAGCATTATTGATAGCACTTTGAGCATTAGCCATATTAGTAGATACTGCTCCAGCTCCTTCACTCGTCTTAACATCCATCTGACTTCTTACTGTTTCCATAGCAGAACTAATTGAACTTGCCATTTCTTCAGTATTTAATCTACCACTATTCTTTATTTGTTCAAAATTAGTATTAAGTATAGGAATTATTTCATCTACACTCATTCCAGCTTTAATACCATCAAACATATATCTAGTAGTATCATTCATGTTGGTTAATGCTAATAATTGATTACTATTCATAGTAGTTAAACTATTAGCTAAAGCAGTAGAAGCTTCTTGATACTTTCCATCCATTATTAATGGTACTTGTTGCATTGCTAAATCTAATGATTGATTCATCATAGTTAACTCTGTATCTTGAAGATTTCTTAAGTGTTGCATACCTCTAGTGGTTGATAAAGCTATCTTTGACATACCTTCCTCAACTGTTAATAGTTGTCTAGCTTCATATCTTTCCCAAGCTTGTTGCATGGTATCTCCACCAGCACCATCAAGCATTGCAGCGACTAAATCAAACAATAACATTATTCCATTTATAACAGAACCAAAATTTAATTGTAAAACTCCTGAAATAAATTCACATACTCCACCAACAACAGTACCTAATCCCTCAAACTTTTCTTGAAGTTTAAGTATTAAACCTTCATTTTCACCTATTGCTCCAGCAAGAGCTACTAAAGCTCCTATTAGTACATAAGGATTACTCATTAAACCAGCTAAACTAGAGAAAGTACCACTCATTCCCCCCATTTTTGTTATAGCTCCACCTATAGCTCCAGTAACACCACCAAATAATCCTATAAGAGTTGAAGCCATCCCTAATAACGGAGATATACAAGCTACTGCAACTGCTCCCCATGCTATCCAATCTTGTTCACTATCTGATAAGTTACTAAACCATTCAGTAAACTTTTCAACTAATTCAGTTGCTTTTTCTAGTATTGGAACAAGAACTTTTTCTCCAAATGGTTCTAATGCAGTTTTCAGCTCATTCCAAGCTCCAAGCATTTGACCACTAACCCCATCTTCAACGTTATCTGACATTTCTTTCATAGTGCCATCAACATTTACTAATTCTGAACCATAGTCACCTAAAGTAGTAAGTAAAGTAGAACCTACATCTTCCCATTTAGTACCGAATAGTGCTACTGCATATTCATTTTGCTTAGTCTTATCTTCCATACCTGATAGAGCTTGAACTACTTTTAAAGTTGCTTCTTTAGCAGAATCCCCACCTTTATTAACTGCATCTGTAACTTCTTTCGCACTTAATCCAATGCCTTCTAAAGCTTTTGCTTGAGAATCTCCAACTTCTTGAAGGTTTATTCCAAGCTCCTTTATACCATCAGCAAGATAATCTAGTTGGAAAACACCATCTTTAGTACCCTTTTTAAGTATTGCTAGAAATTCATCAGCACTAAATCCAGCTTCTTTAAATTGAACTCCATACTCATTAAGTGTATCTAAAAATTCCCCTGAGAAATCTAATCCACTTTGAAAACCATCAGCTATTAAATCAAAAGCTTCTTCACCACTAATACCAAATTGCTTTATTAAGCTCATAGCAGTTTTAACTACTTCTTTAGTATCAGTTCCAAAGGTAGAATTTATAGTTACAATACCTTTTGTGAAATCTTCTAATTGTTGCTCATTGAAAGTATCTCCAAATGCTAACTTTAATTCTTTAAGAGTTTCTACTGAATCTTCAAAGCTGAATCCATCATTTGATATTTCTCTTGCCATATCCTTCAACTTTTCAGCTTCTTCAGTTGTAGCACCTAAAGCATTTTTAAAATGAGTTACTGCATTATCTCCTTCGATAAATGCTCCTGTCATTCCACCTACTACAACTGCTCCAGCTCCTGAAAGTTTATCAGCACCATCTTTTATTCCATCAATTTTATCTTTTAATTTCTCAGCACTTTCACTAGCATCTTTAAAACCTTTGGTTAGCTTATCAATATTAAATCCTTTATCAATTTGTCTAAGCTCTTTACCTAAAGATTCTACATCATTTTCAGTAGCAGTAATCTTATTTCCAAGGGTAGCCATTTGATTCTCTAAACCTTTTGCTTTAGCTTCAGCATTACTCATAGACTTATTGAAATTCTTATACTTAGCTTCTAGACTCTGAATCACTTTAGATTGTTTCTCTAATTCTTCTGCAGTAGTATTACCACTAGCTTTCATTTCATCTAGCTTCTTCTTAGCTTCTTCTATCTTTTGTGGTAGAGAATCATACTCTTCTTTAAGCTTCTTGATATTCTCCCTTTGTTCTTTATGTGCTTCTTCCAAAGCAACCATTTTCTTATTGTAGCTTTCTAGCGTATCTTGTCCAGCCTTTATAGCTTTTGAATAATCATCTATTCCTTTTTCTGATAAATTTAAAGCTTTCTTTGCCTGATTAAAGGCAGTTTCCATTTGCTTTGTACTTCTATTAACTTCTTGTAAACTTTTATCAAACTGTCCAGTGTCTAAACCAAGACTTACCAATAACTCTGCTACTGTTTCTTGACTTCTAGCCATAATATCGTTCCTTTCTTAATCTTAATTTCTACTAAAAAAAAATAAGGTAGATGAAGCACATTAACACTTTCACCTACCTTACTTAGTTAAAAAATCATTTCGTCAATATATACTTCCTTGACTTTTTCTCTTTCTTTTTCTTCTAAACCATGTATGGTTTTATAGATATTGTATTGCTCAAATAGAATCTTTGGAGTTGACTCCCAAAACAAAACTTCACTTCTGTTAAGTAAGCTAACCCAAATATACTCCATAAAGCTCCAGTTCCAATCTTCTTCTAAATCAATTACTTCTTCTTTGTTACTTTTTTTTTATCAGTAGGCATTGATTCAGTTAGAAGTTGTCCTAAATTTTCAAAAGCTGAGAATAATTCCATAATAGATAATTCATCTATTACTTCTCTTTCAAAATCTTCATGTCTAACTTTTATTCCTTGATATAATATTTCACCAATTATTTCTAAGTCCATTGCTTGAACACCATTCATTACTTGTGGCATTGTCAATCCTAGTTCTTTACATATATTTTTCATAACTTTAAAATTAAAAGCCATGTTATATTCTTTTTCATTTAATAGAATCTTTTTCATAACTAAGTTCTCCTTTATTCTACATATTGTAATTTTGAAAAGTAGAAGCTCCTTCCAAAGAAATTTCCGTCTTTTAAATCCTTTTCTGATAATCTTATGAAGTTATTACTCTTCATAATTCTTTTTAGCTCTCTAATCTTTTCTCCAATTCCTATAGCTTCTTCTGCATTATACCAAAGAGTTATAGCTACTCTAGTAACTTCTGCAGTAGCATCATCATCTTCATAGAAGCTATCATCTACACCAGTAGTACCAAAAATAATATAAATACTATCATTATTTTCTTCTGCTTCCATGAAATAAATTGGAACATTTAAAGGA